GTTGCCGCGCCAAAGTTGGAAACGTTGCCGCCAATAATGCAAGTTCCGTTAATGGTTTCGGTAAATAGTTCCTGTAACGCAAGGCCTGCGCTTGTTGGCGGCCGCTGATCGGTAATGATAATAGTGCCGTCACCCTGATTGCCGCTGCCGGCTGTGTACGTTGCGCTTGACGAGTACACCGCTTGAAACGTCTTGCTTGTGTCAATCATCACATCACGCAGTTTTTTAAGCGCAGTAACTGTAGTGCCATCGTAAACGCCTTCTTCTTGACGGATTGCGTCGATAACAAACATATTGGCTGACGATTGGATTTGCGAATAAAGGCTAGTTGCAATTTGTGATGGCAAGCCGGTTTGCGGCGTGGACAACGGCGTTAGTTTTGAAATGTCCCCACGGTAATCCGTGCCGTCAAAACTTGTAAATATGCTTGTTAGATTTGAACCGTACAGGGCGGCAATTTGAGTTTTAACTGAATTGGCGTATCCAAATAGTTTGCCTAAACGAGTGCTAAAGTTATTGATGTTCAATGCCATAATTTTATCCTAGCGAATTTGGGGGTTGGTTAGAAGTCTTTTGACCTTGCTGCATTGCTGCGACTCTTTTTTCGTGTTCTTGTAATAGATTGGCAAATTCCTTGGGTAAATGCGCCGCCGTATTTGCCATTCCTGCAACCGCTTCTTTTAGGCTTCCAAGCGATGCACCTTGAGTTGTAGGGTCAACCTTCCATTTTGACTTGGGGCAAGTTGCACCGGCAATTGTTACCTTGGTTTCTAGTTGCGCTCGCCCTGTAGCCCCACAGCCACAACCGCCGGAGCAAAAGCCAACGCCACGCGGATCTTTCGTGCCTTTGTATTCAACCGCTCGAAACTCGCAAGCCATGCAAATATCAAGCCGCTCCTTGGCATCTTCGCTAGTCACCGCGCCGCTTACTGCGTGGCGAATTTCAGCGGCAATATATTTTGTGAATGGGTTTGTCATAAATTTGTAGTGCAGCAACAACAAATTCCGCCGCCAATTTGTGTTGAAGGAACAGTATAACTATCAGACCTTGTGTAATCCATTCCATTTGCCGAACCACTTAATTGTTCAAATGTGAAAACACTTGTTTGATATTTAGTATCAGAACACGGCGGGCTTATTATTTGATTAGTAATAGGATCACGAATAATAATTTCGTCAGGCATTTTTGTAGATACTCGATAATCGCGAGTTGTGCAAACATCAGGCGGATTAGCGCATTGAGAATTGACATTATCAAAATTAAATTGGGAATAGTCTGTTGAATCACAAGTGCAATAATATGATGTATAGGACGCTCTATTTATTTGAGTACTTCCACCACCTGTAACCCATGTATATAAATTATCATAGCCTTCTTCTTGTTTCCACCAATGGCAACCCACTTTAGAAACACAATTTGTTGTTTGACAATTTTTACCTTGAGTAAAAACCGCTGTTTGCCCAACTGATGCCGCCGCCTTGCATTGGCATTCGTTCGCCACATCGATACATCTTACAATTACGCCGTTTGAATCTTTGATGCAACATGAACCACCGCAAGCGGCTGCACAAGATAAAGCCTTTTGCCAAACCCCATTTTGTCTTTTGCATTCAGCGCAAGTAATGTTTTCTTTGCAAATACAATAGAATTGAATGCAGTCTGCATTTGGGGTAAACAGCACACGCGCAACAATTTGATCTGATCCGTCAGGATTAACCCCAACAACCAAACCTAAATTTGTATCGCAAGCGGAAGTAGTTGTATCTGTAATTGCGCCCAAATACACATCGAATTGATCCCATCCTTCGCAAGTACCAAAACAATTTGGATCTGCTTCGGAACTAGTAATGCAACAAGTGCCAAGCGTTGTTCCATCGCAATCGCTTTTATCGCAACAACAACCGGCGACGCGCTGACTCATTCCATCACCCCAAAGGCGACCAAACTTCCCACTAGATCGGTGTCGCTAAAGCCGCGCAATTGATGGCCAACAGGAACAAGAACATTCTCCAAAAGCAAATATTCTTGGTTGGCAATTGAAACTTCGTAGACAATATAATCACCAACGGCAGCAAACGAACGCGATGACGTTACCGCTAGGGTTACTTTAATTGCGGAACTATGCGCGTTGGAAATGTAAATGCTCCTAAAGAAGTAGGACGCGCTTGATGCCGGAAGCAACATGGTTTCCGCCGTAGTCAATGCCTTGCGTAGCAAATATGATTGGCTCATTGTCTTATGATACTCGTTAGACGCTCGTTATTCACGAACGCAATTCCCGATACGCCGGATTCAATCCATGCGCCATTGGCGGCAGGCATAAACGCAGCGGTAGCGCACTTTACATCCACGCCGTTAGCCGCGTAAATCCAATAGGTAGTTGCTCCGCTTTCGGTAATAATTTCATAGCAGGGGGCAAACCCTCCCACCAAACCGCCCGCCGATGTCATATGAATGTCGGGATCCTGACTAGGCGCAGCGGGATCTGTGTACTTCAATTTTCCGCCGTCAAAATTTATGCTAGGCGTAACGCTTAAATTTGAAGGGGAGAGTTCGCAAAGATTCATAGCGTATCCCGTTGCCGCGCCAATCATCTGTCCGGCTTCGTCCTGCTGTTGCCACTTCGGGTACGGCAAATTGGTCAATTGAACCTCTCGAAACGTATACAGCCACATGATTGCTTCACCGGTTAGTGGTTCGGTTCTAAGGATTTGATCAACACTAAACGAGCAAATGAATGTGCGAACAACACCCGCGCGCGGGCGCAGGTATTCAATGTTGAGCGTTCCCATTACGTTGCGGCAACGCGACAAGCCCAAGGCCGATACCCGCTCGGTTTTAAACAGGGATGGCAATAAAAGCGGATCGTTCTTGTTTCCAAAAATGCGGTATTGGATCTGTTTGGTCATTTCAGAACCAAAATGGATTTCCTCCATGTTCAACCCAATCGATGGAGTCATGCTCGCCATAGCATTTCCATTATACGCAGGCAGGCGCGTCAACATTAAATTGCCTGAAATGAGTTCTCGCAACCTTCCATACCTGCGATTCAATATGCGGTTTCTAGTTTCTAAATCTTCGGCATACGGTTTAGAAAACCAATAGGCATTTGTTAAGTTTTTATCATCAAGATTCCACGGAACGGGAACTGCTGAAGTTACATCACCCTCAACTGTAGGAATATTTTCCTGCCATTTTTTTGGATCTTTATCCACAACTCCAATAAACGCCGGCAGGTGATCGCCTATAAAAGCCGTTCGGTTATTAGTGCTTTCAGTGCGCGGCGACTGATTCACATAAAAGAATGGTTGCGTAGGCAAAAAATCGTCCACGCCGTTAATCATCGGAATTGTGCGGTAGTCTTGAATTATTTTATCTGAAGCAAACCCATAGGTTGAACACAATCGAATTGGGTGAATTGTTACTACGGAAGCCGGCATATCAATCGCTAAGGAATTAAGGCCGCCCGCGCCCCTGTACATTTCGTTTTGAAAAAACCAATCATTAAGTATGTCTTTGCGTTCTATGGGGTCACATTGCTCAAGCACCAACCTAGAGCCTCTGCGATCCCAAACCCAAACGCATCCTATGCGGGATGCAATTTCATCGAGGGCATCGCCTACGCTACGAGAGCGCAAATCCAAATTTATGCAATCAAATTTGCTTTTCGGCTCGTAATCTTCCGAAACTCCATTATCGTAAAATGAAATAAATTCTTTGTCCGCCCACATTTTTGAAGTGTATAATTCGCTAATTATGCGCGTCATTATTTCGTTTGCCGACATGGCTGTTTGTTCATACCACGGATTTGGTTGCGGGATTCCGTACAGAAGTGCCGCGTTAATTTCGTAGCCTGCGTTTGTAACTAACGATTCCGTATTGTCGGGCGCAATGCGCGTTGACTGCAAGATTGTTGACGATGCCAAATGCAATGGATTTTCAGCGATCATATTCCATTGGTCAAACACAACGCCCCTTTGGGCTGTTTCGGGGCTTGTTATTTCGACCATCATTTGCGTTGCAAGAAAATAACGGGCATCAACAAATTCAAGCACAAATATTGCGGGGTGAATTTGATCTGCGGCCGGTCGGTAAGATATTCTTTGATATTGCGCGCCGGCTGAAATGATCAATTCTTGGACACTAACGCAAATCAATCTTGACCATTGCAGTTTTCTGCCAACGTTTGTTGGGGTTACTAAATTTGTGCCGGCTGTTGCAGAAGCCGAAGGCACAAGCGAATTTTGGCTTGATCCTGATCCCGATCCTGTGCCTATGGTGGTGTTGTTGCTGCCTGTGCCTTGGTCTGTAGTGCTTACTTTTCCACCCGTACCCGCCCAATCAGGTTCATAGAGAAGCAAATCAAAAAGGTCGGTGTGATCGGCATTGCCTGAAGCCACAAACGGAACATCAGTTGATCCAAGCCCGTTTGAGCGAACCAAAAGTTTCGCGCTCATGTATCGGCTTGCGCCAATTAGCGGCGTGGAAATCTTGTTGATTGTATTTGGATCGTAGCCCACACCACTCAAAACGGCATCTAGTTCCGCGCTGCGGCGAACTAGATTTGTAATCAGTCCCGTAGTCCTATTTTTAATTGCTGCAACTAGACTCATGGCAACTACCTAATATAGTCGAGCGGCTCACCATCGCCGTTAGAGCCCCGCGCGTCCGTTGTCGTATTTTGATACCAATCTTTCGAGTATGGATTTCTTGGAGTCTTAATTTGAATGGGAGAATAGACACGCCGCGCCATTGATCCCCCACTTGTGGCTAAAGATGTAAGCGAACTTGTACCAATCAAACGTGTGTTGAATGAATTTGCAGTTTGGATTTGGAAAGATCGAGTAGCCACAATTGCAAACGTTGGCTTGCCTGAAGCGTCAACTGCCGCCGATTTTACGGATATTTTTTGACTAATAACAATTGAAGGCTCGTCAATGTCCTCCCACGGTATGGGAATGGTAGCCGACATGGAAATCATTTTTACGGTTTGCGTTGCAATTACAACCGGCAATTTAAATTGAAACGGAAATTGATTTTCGCCGCCCACGGTTTCTAAGTAACTGCAGCCGGTATCAATGGTTTCATAATGCGTTTCAGCATCGTAATGCTTGATAGGGCTGCCTTCCTTGGGCATTCCATTATCAGAATCATCTGTTGCATCAGGAATGGGGGTTAATGTTCCTGCGCCGCCATCTTCAGCCGTGAATACGTTTCTTGGTGATTGATTTTCTTCTTCATTAGTAACAGGCGCGGTAACAATGTCGCTTATAACGGCAGGAACTAAACACGCATCCCATTTAAATCCGGTGGTTGTATTTAAATATTCAGAGTATTGCGGATATGCGGAAGTGTATTTTGTAACCGTCAGAACGCCTGTTGAAGATGCTGTTCCATGCGGATCGGTAAACATTGTTCCAACAACCTTTGGATCAATTGTTGCCGCGCCTTGACCTTTTGCAATAATTTGCAATTCAACGCAATTTTTGCCATATATGTTTGGCTCGCGCACTTGAATTGATTGAATTAAATCGTTTGCCCAATCAATTCTTGCTTGCGATGCTTCGCAGGCAACAGCCAACAATGCTTGCGGTTGTGTGTCCTTTTCGCCCTCAAATGAACAATTAAAAGTCTTTGTTCCCAAAATTGAAGTTCCATCAAGCCCGCGTTCATAAGTAAATGAAGCCGTTCCTGACATTACAGGAAAACTAAATTCACGAAACACCATTTCATCTTCAATCGTAAATGTCAATGTTTTAAGCGAAGAATCAATTGCAAAATCTTGCCGCGTTCTTACAAACCATGTATTTGGTTTTCCAACTATTAAGTTGCGGTACAGATCAGGAGAACTACCAAACCCTTCAGCGGCAGTTGTGTAGGGGTAAGGATTTGGAATCGTTACATCCATACCCGCTTCCTTTACCATTGGTGTTTTTTTGTTGGCGGTTAATTGTTTGTTTGAAACAACCAACGAGCCGGATTTTGTCATTTTCACAAATCCGTTTTGATCTATGGATTGGCTCACGTTCATTTCAAAGCGTTGAATGCGCGTATCACCGCATGAAAAATAAGTAAAACTAAATGAAACCAACAAAGCCGAAGTTGTGCTTCCAATTATTTCGGATACTTGAACGCTTGGCAAAGGGCCGTTTCGGGCATCTTGACTGCCGGCTTGACTATCGGATTTGTCTGCCAACGTTGTATATGTTCCCGACCCAAAATCTATTTCAAGCAATCCGCGCGGCCTGTTAAGTGCAGAAGCAATATTATTTAATTGTGTAGAAGTAGTTCCCTGTAAAACTGACGTTCCTTCGATGACGTGCTTTCTACCGCTACGGTTGAAATCGTTGCCCTCGTAAATATTGTCGGTTGTAAATTTGGTAATTTTTGCATTGAGCAAATAATAAATAACCGCAGTAGTTGCGTAGGGTGGCGTATATCGTAGGTTCATGGGCTTGTAAACCTTGGTCTAGGTAATCCGGCAGGAATGCCCGTTGCACTTGGCGCGCTAAGTGCTTTGAGCATATCTGTGAAATATGCGTTTGATCCTGTTTGCGTGTTTGTTGCCGCACTAATTTGACCTGAAATTTGAATTAGAGTTGTACCAAGCATTTTAATGCCGTCCATAATTGAACCACTTCCAAAAATATATTGACCTATTCCCCCGATTATTCCTGTGAAGCCCGAAACTATTGATGGAGAAGATTTTGACCAATTAGACAAATCTTTAAATAAAGTAGCCGCTGAATCTTTGTTTTCAAATAATTTTAAAAGAATTGCGCCCACCGCATTTGCAATCAAAGCCAATGTTGGAAGCATTGCCGTAATTGCGTCTTTAATTACATTCAAAATAATTAGCATAGTTCCTGTAAAAATTGCTTTGATAATTAAGAAAACAGGCGCAAGTAAATCTTTAATTATGGTGACTATTTCCATAACATTTTTATAAAGCGGCCCCAAAACTCTTGCTTCTTGCATATCGCGTTTCATGTCGGCTATGCTTGCAAGCGCAGTTTGCATAGCCATGGCAGGATTTACGCGCGCCAATTCTGATACACGGCTTAAAATACTTCCAACCGCCATTTTTACGCCAACCATTACGCTTGCAATTATTGCAATACCGCCAACAGCAACGCCTAAACTCATTGCGCCGACTCCGCCGCCGGCTGAACGAGCCGCGCCCGCCGCGCCGCCAACAATATCCCCCACGCTACCGCCACCGACACCGGTGCTAATAACGTTCTTAAAACTGCCTGCGTTTTTCAATATGTTTGTGAGAGCCGTACCAAAAGCGTTTCCTGCTGCGGCAGTACCACCGCCACCGCCGCCCGTGCCGCCACCGCCACCGCCTGCGGTTGGAAATCGAATGTCAATATGTCCAAGTGATTCGTCAGCCATCGCTTAACGTCCTCACATGGCAACGAAAATGACCCGTTGCGGTAGTCAAGCCTTGCGCTTCATCATGCGCGCCGCTGTCCATTCTTAAAAACATTTGCCGAGTGTATGAAGTGGTTTCAGCCATGCCAAGCAAAGCGGCCGCCACCGTGTTCATTTGCAAAAATGCGGATTTATTATCCACCAATTTTTCTGTCATTCTGCCACCGGCATCGTATTCAACCTTAACTACGGAATGCACTTTGTATTCAACTATACAAGTGTTTGCGCCTGTATTTTCGGCAAGCGGAATCATGGATACGGGTTCAATTTGAAAGTTTGGTACAGCGGCATCTTGCAACCGCAATTTGTCAACCACAAATACGCGATGAGCCGCAACAGTCAATTGGCTTTGAATGCGGGTTATAACCGCCGCAAAAAAAGTTCCTATTGGCGTTGTTGCGGTAAGGTTTGCCATTACGGAATCACGCCGTTGGCTATTGTTGGTGATGCCGATCCCGGAAGATAAATCCCATTTGCACTTGGCGCAAAGAATCGTTCTGTGTAATTTAAAACAATTGCCGCATAGTTGTTAGTAATAGCAACCGTTGCATAATCTCCAATGCGCCAATTTACATCTCCGCTCACAATAGTAATAAATTGGCCGTTCTTGCCTTGTTGCGCGGGCGTGGTTACAAAGGCGCAATCAACCGCAACCTTAACTCCGGCTTCAAGCGGATATGAAATGTAAGCGGCAATTTCAGGGTACGGCGAGCCTGCTGTAAACTTATATGAAGCCGATATAAATTGCCAACTTGAAGTTAGCGATCCTGCAAGCGTTGCGGTAGCCAATAAGGTTGCATCCGCTGTTTCCCGCAATTCAATTTTTAAGGCTAACGTTGGCGAACCAAGCGTTAATTTAACCCACATTCCAAAAGTAACGCGTCGATTTGGATAACAAATTGACGTTGGCAAAATCTGTGAAATGTTTGTTGCCGCAGTTCCATCAAGTTCCAACGCGCTGCTTCCAAGGAATGCGCCCGATGATAATTGCGTTACATATGCTGCTCCGGCGTTAATTGTCCAACCGTCAGGAACTCCGCCTGTCCAATTCTCAAACGTTCCGTTTTGAACCACGTTTTGACCATCTTGATAATTGGAACTAACCAACGTGGTGTTTGCCCCGCTACCGCCGGGATATAAATCGCTTGTTATGTCGGATACATTTGCTGATCCAACAACCTTAAACACTTCTGATCCTGCTGCCGTTCCTGTAGTAATATCGCCAACACATTCAAATCGCAATGTTTCGTTGGGCGACATTTGTACAGGAAAATCATTTAAAACTACCTTGCCTGTACCCGTTCCTAAATAAGAAACAATACCCTGACTAATTGAATTTAAAGGAAACGATGACGAACTAACAATCATTTGCCGATTGAGTTCGGCTATTGCCGCGTTAACGTTTTTAGGAATCGATGGATTGTCGGCTGTAACCATTTCGGTCAGCGTTTTAACCGCGCCCGATACCGCCTGCGTAATGCTTCGATCCTGCGTTTTTCCCAAGTTTTGAAAGTAATTTAGCACCGGCGTAAACATATATCGGCTTGCGGCATCGTAAGAACCGTCAAGAGTTGTAACCCTGCTAGTGATCGCCGCGCGCGCGTCAATCTGCGTTTTAGCAACACCCATGAGTTTTCCAAGGCGCGAATACAATGTTGCTAAATTTACGGTCATCGTTTTTCTCTCTTAATTTCATTGAATGATGATCGAATTTGATCTTGAACGCTAGGAGTTTTGCCAACAAGAGTTGGAATGAATGTTGATAAGGAATCCTTGCCGCCAATGGATAATCCAATGCCTTGCAGGATCGGTATGGTTTTCCAAGCGTTGGCCGTGTTTAAATTCATCATCATTCCTAAAGCGGCTTCGGGTGGCATTTGCCACGGAGTCGCGCCATAGACTGCCGTAAAAATGGCTATGGCGCGCCAACGTTTCCCAAGGATTTCAAACTCATAGTTACGCGCAAACTTAACGCAAACGCTTCCGCATCGGTCAGCGTTCCCGCTTTTTCAACGGGACGAATTGCGCTTTTGATTGCGGCAATCAATTGCTCCTGCGAAGGATTCTCTTGCGAGCCGGTCAATGCTAGTTCGGCTAAAACCAAAAGAGCATCTAAGCGGTAAGTTTTGTCGCCAACCTCATAGTCCATAATGAAATCGTTATTGGGTTTGTTAGTCATGGTGGGCTTATGTTATCGAGTAGATATCGCTTGTGTACGCAACGTTTCCGGTTGTCACAAGTGGCAACGCTTCGCAATGGAATGTAAATCGTGTTGCTTTGTTTCCAAAATCAGATTGCTTTAAACTAAGCAATCGGCATCTTCGCAAAGTAAGTTTGGAAGTTGTTCCATAATTTACAACGACCGAAAATGTTAATTGTCCCGATGTTGCCGCGTTGAACAAAAGGCTTCCAACTACGGGAAATGGGGCTTCGCTTGCCGTGCCGCCGCCGTCGATATCGGCTAGAAACGCGCTTAAAACAACACGGTCTGACACAATTAGGCTAAAAAAGCATTCCGCTTTTACGCCTGTGCGGATTGAATCGTATGGCATCGTGCCGGAATCATTGGTGAAAATGTCGGTGTAACTGTAATTCAGATCTAATTTGAACAAATCATCATTGTCGCCACGCCCCAAAACGCGGGTTGTGTTGCTTACAATTGTTGAAATAGTGTATGGGCCGATTACTTCAGGTGCTAAAGCCATAGAGATTTCTCCTTGTTTGTAGTTTAGCGACTGCCCATCGCCCTTGCGATAGCCCGCGCCACTTCTTTTTTTGCTGATTCAGGCATTGCAAATATAGGTCGAGCCGGCACAGTCACGCCATTTCTTACTCTTAGGTTTTCGCGCGCTCCTTTGGGATCGCCCCGCAACGCTCGACGCGTAAACGGAATAGTCACCGCTCCAATTATCCTAAAGCCTTTGCTTTGGGCCGCCGCTATTGCTGAACCGATCAAGATCAAGCGAACGCCGTCTGCAATAATTTCAGTCTTGGCGGTCAAACTGCGGAACAGTTCGCCGGTGTCATAAAGCGGAACGCCGCCTTTGCGGTAATGATCGATAAACTTGGGCTTCTTCTTTGTTCCCACATTTAGGCGCGCGCTGTCAGCCCACAAAGGGGCGTAGCCGCCGATATCCGCTCCACGGTCACGGATACGCTTTTGCGCTTGCTTTTTTAAAATCAAGCCAATATCTGAATTTTGCAATTTCGATAGAAGTTGGCTTAACGGATTCATTAGTAAACCCTGTCACGCCTGTAAGGAAAAAATGATGTATCGGAAACCATTCCTAGGTTGCCGCGCGCCTGTACAGATACCACCGAAACGCTAGGCAAACCCGCAGCCCTATTAGTATCGTTGGCAAACACTCGTTTGCCGTCTCGTAGATCGCTCAAGGACGCTTGCGCGCGAGAAGCCTTAGCCTTAACCACTTCAGGCACATCGCCGCCCCTACGCTCAAATAGGAAGCATAGGGCTAGATCAGAAACCAACCCCTCAAGCATCCCGTTGTTGGCGGTTGCCAAATCGTCTAAATCCGTAGTTGAATAGGTGTTGGATCGTGTTGCAGCCGATGCTATTTCCTCGCCCGCGCGCAGGATAGCCGCCGTAATTGTAACTGAAGTTAAAATCGTGCCGTCCGTGTTGTCGTCGGTGGCAAGTTCTTTCAAAATCCGCTCATCAACATACAGAGCCAAGCGGGTGTTAGTCAAAAGTTGATTCATAAATAGCCTTCCAAAGAAAAGGGTTGCCTAGCGATTAAGCCAAGCAACCCTTAAATGCAAACTTTGAGTTGCTTAGGTAAGAATGTCTAAACAGTAGAATGCTGAAAGTGGCGCGGTCAATTCAATCGCTGAATTGTCAACAACTGAACCCTTGATGCGTCGATTCCAAGGATCTTCCAAGGTTTCAACTGTCATGTCCTCATAGGCAAACACGGTCAAACTTGAGAACGAAGGGCCTTCGTTTCCAACCAAACCGCCGGGACGGCTCACAAACACAACCGATGGGGCTGCCGCTGAACCGTAGAAGAATCCACGGGAAGGCGAAGCCGCACCCTTGCGGGTCGTTACCTTGACGGTGTCATCAACAACCACGCCGCCCAAACCAAACAGGGTTTGCGGCAAGCCGTAAGTTGCAAATGTTGCATCGCCTGTTAACGCGCTGAAAGCCATCGGGGTGTTCTTCACATAGTCACGAACGCCATCAGTTGACGCAATAATGCGCGCGGCTGATGGATTCATCACCATAATGATGTCCTTTGGAGTTACAACGCCAACGGTGTTTTGAACAATTTGTTCAATTGCGTAGCGGATCAACTTTTGAACGCTATCAGTTCCGGCATTGATTGCCGTACCAATAGCCGCTGTTGAACTAACAACATAAGCGTTGGATGGGTAATTTCCGGAAGTCGTCAAAGTTGTTGCAGCGCGGGAAGCGCGGTGTGTCATCATCTTGGATGCTTGAATACGAGCATGGCTCGCAACAATATCCCAAGCGGATTGGCGCGCGGTTTCCGCCGGAATGCTAAACGAGTTTTGGAAGCGTTGCGTTGTGTATGCAACAAATTCAAAATCGCTGTTTACGCCTGTTGGTCGATCCTCTCCAAGCGGCCATTGGGCATCTTGAACAGTAACCAAGCGGGCCGTTTCCTCCTCGTCAATCTTGAGGTAGTAACCCTTCATGGCGGTCACGGGAACAATTTGGGCATAACGCGTAATTGGAAATTGATTTACGGAACGTGTAAACTCAATCTGCAATTGTCCGGTTGCCGGACTAAAGGTGGGAACGAATGTATTCGGGCCACCACCAACTCCTACTTCAGCCATTTTTCATACTCCTTTGTAAGTTTGATTTAAAGTGTGGTTGGGTAGTAAACCATTCCACCATTTTTGTATGCACGAATAACAACATTTGACGCTTGTGAAGAAACTGCTTCGAGCGCAACCAAACCTTGCCAACGCAAAGCAGTGCCACCGGTAACAATCGCTTTAATTGCGTAGCCACCTGTGGTTGCCTGCAAACGATCACCCACCGCAATAGCGGTTGAAGACGCAACAGCGATTAGAACTACATCGCCGCCTTGAAGCGTGATTGGCAAGCCTGTAGTCGCATGATTTGCGCTATCAAATTGCAATGTTGAACCATCGGAAACGCCAAGAACAGGGGTTGCAGCAGCAGTTGCCGCCGCGCCCGTGTTGTCGCCGCTACCAATACCTACAAAAGTGTAGGGAAGAATTGTGCCTGTTGCCCGTAGTGCCGGTGTGCTTGAATAAGATCCCATTGTATTTTTCCTTTTAAATTAGGCTTGTTTGCCTGTGTACTTGCTGAACAGTTGCTTGAATTTCGTCATGTCGCCGGCTGCTTCACGCACAGCGCGGTCGCTTGCTTCACGATCACCCATGTTTGGGCTATCGTTTTGCACAGTCATTTGAGCCAACATTGGCATACCCGTTAGATCGCGCGCCATTGTCGCTTTCCAAAAGGAAACCTTCGCTTGTGGGGTTTCGCTGTCGGCTAACTCCTCAACCATTTGATTGCGGAACTTAGAGCATCGGAAACCGTCACGAACCATGTTGTCAACTTCCTTGCCAAACCGCTCAAGGCGCAATTGACGCTCCATTGCTGTATTGGCTTGAGTCAAAGCCTGCACTTGTGCAAACAAAGCCTTCTCGGATCGGCTGCCCTTGCTAAACATTGGCTGCTTCATTTTCTTCTTGCCGCCGTAGGCGTTCGTTTCCTCGTCGTCATCTTCGGCCATAACTTCCAAATCTTCGTCCTCGGCCATTTCATCTTCCATGTCATCCGCGCCCATTGCTTCGGCATCGGCTTCCATTGATTCAACGTCATCGCCCTCGAAGTTCTCTTCATCCTCGTCAGGGTCAACGG